CAGGTTAACCACCAATCACCATTGTCACACTCAAATGGTCCTTGTATTACTCTGTGTACATTATAAGTTACTTGTTGATCCATTCGTCGGGTATCCTTTTATCTGCATATAGAAAGTTATTCTTCTCGCACCACATAGCATATGTAGTCTTAGACCCTTTACGAATCTTATTCCTACTATTACTAAAGACAAACCTAATGTCAAGCTCAGGGTTCTGCTCTCTGACTTTAAGATGCTTCTTTCTATCGTCTAGAACAAAGCGTCCTTTACTCTCAATTATAACACCATTAGGTAGTATGAAGTCGGGGGTGTAGGTCTTACTTTCGATTAACTGCCATTTTATCTTTACAGTCTCGTAGCCAAAATCTACACCCCTCTTCTTGAGGTCTTCTGATATGACATCCTCCAGTCCAGAACGATAACCATTCTTTATCGCCTGTTGTCGGATCTTACTCTTGGTGGTTGCCATATCTCTGCCTCTTCTCTTCTAAGCCACAACAGCCTAGCATTTTCTATTACTCGTTCCTCATCACCATCGTAGGCTTTGATTACACGATCCCATAGTTCATCTTCTGTATCTGCTCCGTCTAGTATCTTACTAGCTTTCACTTCACCAACTTTCCATAGACCTACAATATTATCAGCTCTATCTCCTGTTAGTATTTGTTTATAGAAGAACTTAATTCCCCCGAAGGGTTCTACCTTAATATAGTCACCTCTAACGATATTGAAATGCCAACAGGGTATCTGTAACATATCTTTATCTATAGAGGCTACACAAGCCTTGTAGTCTAGTTTGGCGGCTTCCATTGCGATAAGATCATCTGCTTCCTCTCCTTGACTTATGATAGCTTGGTACTTGCTTTCCATGTGATCTCTGGCTGTTTGCAAGTGTCTGGGTTTCTGAACGCTTTTCCTATTTCCCTTGTACACATGAGACTTAGCTATGTCATGTCTGAAGTTACCTTTACCTGTAAGGTACACAACATAATCAAGTCCAATCTCAGGGAATAGTACAGTCTTATCTAAAATGAACTCGATGAGATCGTCAACTTTAGCTTTAGTATCTGACAACCCCATCTGTTCAGTGGAGAAGGCCGCACGATAAGCAATTATATCCCCGTCGATTAATACCTTCCCCATGTCCATTTAAGTGTCACCCCACATCATTTCACCATCTTCACACTCAAAACCTACAGACTTTACGTAGGTGAAACCAAAGGCGTGTGCGGCTTCAGCAAAGAGTTGAGCTAACTCATGGGCTTCTGTAATATCGTCCCTACTCATATCAACACTTCCACTGTAACCATCATCATCCTTCTCCATATAAGCATTAACACTTACTCTCATAATCTACTCCTTAGACGTTGAATAGTTCGTCATCTTCTGACGTAACATTATTTGATTCATATGGTACGTGATCTGTAACACCTACGTTTAGTAGACGTACACCTGCACCATTAGCGTATACTTCAAACTGTACCTTAGCTTTAGTGCCATTACCGAGTGGACCATCTTCTGAGAAGTCCCACATGCGTTTACTTTCACGACCTTCAGTTAAGTTAACAACTTTAGGTGCGCCACCATAATCAATCGTGACAGGTTCACCATTACGATCAGTAAAGTTCTTTACGTCAGAAACCTTACGTTTTACCTTCATGTATTTACCTATACCAAGGTCTGCATTACCTTGTCGTATGCGGTCACTATTCATAGGATGTAGGTCTAAACCTTCAGCTTCTAGCTTGCTGATTTGCTCTTCATCAGTGAAGTAAGCATTAGTAATAAACTGCCCACCATTCTGATGTACTGCTTGTGCGGCACGAGGTCCATCTGGACTACCCATGTCTGCGTTTTCTGGAAATACTTTAGCGTATTCAAGTATCATATCCATTGTGTATTTAGCCATGTCGAGTTCCTTTCGGCTGTTGGTACTTATATATAATGTCTAAATTTGCCAATATGCAAGGTAGACAAAAAAATAAAGTTAGTGTATGTCTGCGTAGCTCTTACCAAACTGTGCATCTACACCTAGTGGTACGTTAAGTTCTAGCTTTTGGTTAAGGTTTTCAATAGCTTTCTCCATTGTAACCTTAGTTTGTTCTTCTTCTCCTTCTGGTACGAGTGCGATGATTTCATCGTGGAATTGACCAATGGTTTTAATTCCTCGTTCACGACATAAAGATACCCAACTGTCAAAACAAAATACTCCTGTTCCTTGATTTAATGTAGAGAAGCGATCTTTGTCACTCCTGAGACTGTACCAAAATTCTGATACAGGATTGTATAACCATGTGGAGCCAAATAAGTCCCTTGTACGGGCTTTACTAGCTACTTCATAAACTGACCAATTACGTGACCAGAAGGCTTCTAGGAGCTTCTTTGCGTCCTTAGTGTGCATACCAGTGTTACGAGATAAAGTAGAAGCACCAACACCATAAGTAGCACTGTAGTTAACTACTTTGTAATTCTTACGGAGGGCTGATAGAGACCTTTCTCCACTGTTGTGTTTGTCTATGTCATCTTGTGTAACAACTCCTGCGTGTTTAGCTAAGTCTAAGTGTGGGTCAAACCCATCTTTAGACATCTCTTCTACATACTCAGGGTCTAGTGGTTTCATGTAGTGACGTTTAGTTGTATCCTCTAGTGAGGTCATGTCAGCACCACATAGTGTGTAACCATCTGGACAAGTCAAGCAACCTCTTATCTCCTTACCATACGGCTTATCTACAGCAGGTAAGTTAACAAGAGGCTTTGCATGTTTGAACCTAAGAGTGTTAGTTAGGCCTGCTATATTAGCTTGTACGTAACCATTTACTTGTGAGTTAACCATACTCTTTATAACACCTATGCGATGCGACAAAACAGATAGACCATCAAGTAGATTAATAGCAGGTTCTACATCTGCCAGTTTCTTTACTGATTTACATAACTCTGCATCCTTACGTACTTGCTCTAATTTCCTCGTATCCCCTGTTGTCTTATCAGTTAAATACTTAAATGTACGAGGTTGCCAACCTAAAGAGAACAACCAATCCTTAACTTGATCTGTACTATTAGGGTTAGCCCTTTCTTCCCCTGTCTTAACTGTTAGAGACTGTGTGGTCTCTGATTGTTTTTGTTCCTTACATAATGCAACCCACTTCTCTCCATTCGCTGATAGAGATCCATCCTTCTTATACATAACTTTAGGTTTGTTACGTACTGCTGTAATAATCCTACGTGGCATAGCATCAGCAAGCATCTCTGTCTTCTCAGCCTTTAGGTTCTCCCAGTCCTGTAAGTGACCTTCTGCTTTATCTACATCCAATTTCCACTGGAGGGTTTCTTGTTCTCTAGCACACTCCATCTTGAATGTCATGTAGTCAACAAGTCTATCCTTATTTCCACTGAGAGGGTATAACTTGTCTAGCTTAAGGTTTAGGTCACGCCACAGTCTTGTGTTGATCTTAACATCTTCCTCACACCTATGCTTATATTCCTCTGGAGACAAACCTTCCCAGTCATCAATCTTAGGTTTAGGCACACCATACATTTCACCATACTGTGCTAGTCCATGCTTCTGTAGGTGGTGGTTTATGTACCAAGCTATAGGCAACGTATCTATAATCCTAGCCTTGATCTTTATGCCTAGGATCTTTTCCACTACAGGTACATCATATCTAACTATATTGTGACCTATCACTGTGTCAGCATTAAGAAAGAATGATCTCATATCTTCATAGTCAAAAGTAGATTGTATCTCACCCTCTTCATTTGTGTAAGATAAGACGTGTATCTTTGTGGGGTTAAACCCATCTGTTTCTATATCAAATATTGCCACCTATAATATCTCCCTCAACATAAATGTATCTAAGTTAAATGCTAACTTACCTGCTTGTCCTTCTTCTGAACAAGGTCTGTTCTTCTCTACCTTCAGGTAAGTCGTGTTACGTTCTTCTATGGTATCAGCTTCCTTGTCTCTATGTAAGTCTATGATAACAGATGCACGTTGGCCTATCATCTTACAGTACTTTGGATCTCCGTTTTCATTGGTGTGGGCAATGGTTACAATGCCTACGTTAAGCTCTGCGGCTAACTTAGATAGTCTAATAGATAAGTCAGCTAACATAGCTTCTTTGCTTTCTTCTGATGTACCTACAACTACGTCTTGTATAGGCTCGAAGAATACAAACTTACAGTCACATGCCTGACTAAAGAATCTTATCTGATCTATTAGTTCGTCAGTACCTTGACCATCACCTAAGTAGAATTGATAAAAGTTCTCATCTTTAGTTATGTTACCTATAGCTTGTCTTACAAGTTTATCTGCACCCTTCTCTTCTATTAAATCACGTCTTGTTAGGTTGTCACCTACCTCATACGACACAAGACCTAGTAGCGACCTTAATTTAGTCTCCTCTAAGTGCCATGCGGCAATAGGTACACCTTGTTTTAACATACTGTATTCCATGTACCTCATAAGCTCAGTCTTACCTATACCTGTAGGTGCTTTGAATACTGTGAAGTGACCTTGCATAAGACCTAAGACCTTATCGTCTAGTGCTTGTATGCCTGTAGGATAGTATACATGCTCTGGAGTTTCATCATACAACTTTAGAAACTGGTCAGCAGTATTTAGTATGTTCTCTGGTGTATGCTTAACTGGCTTCCACCATAGGTTCTTAAACTCTGCACTCTTACCTGCTTTTAGAAAGTCATTAGCGTCTTTAAACTCTCCATGTTGCATACGATAGATCTTGTTAGGGAACAACCTAGCCATACGATCAGCTAGAGCATTACCTGCATCATCGTTATCTACAGACAAAACAATCTTCTCAAAGCTACCTAACCAGTCCTTACAGTTCTCCCAGAGCTTCTTAGAGGGTGTAGCTGAAGGTAAAGACACAACAGGATTAGTATACTGGCTCTTAAGCATCTGTGCGGCTGATAGGGCATCCAGTTCCCCTTCTGTAATTGTAACCATCTTACTACAACCAGCAGGGAATAAGTTCATACCGAATAGCTCATCACCTTTAAATCCACCCTTAGCATAGAAAGCCTTCTCTTCTAAGTTACGAACTTTAATTCCCCCAGACGGGTATACATATTCTTGTCTGTCGTCGTATGTAAGTACATTGAAGTCTTGCATAGTATTCTGCAAAATCCCTCGGAGGGGTATATGACGACCCTCAGATACACTTTCTATTCTCTTTGGTGTAAACTCAGTTACATTCATATTATCTCTTTCTTTAGTAGGGTATTTATCTTTAGCCCAAGGGTACATTTCCCTTCGGGATGGATAACCTTCGTTACAGGCGTGGCACTTTCCTATCCCTTTCTCACTGTTGTAAGAGAAAGCATCTGAAGAGCCACACGAAACGTATGGGCATTCTTTATGTGCGTGTTCAGTCATGTGGCTCTCCTAGTTTTATTTACTTATTAGATATTTATAAGCTATCTCTTTATATAGGTGGTTTCGATCAACACGACCTTGACCTTTTTCTATCTCAATATCCCTTTGCTTAAAGAACGCTTCACTTTCATTGTCTACTAACCATCTCATAGGCATTTGTTTGTCTAGAGCATATGAGTGAAAGGTACTATTGAGTAACTTATCTACGCTATCTAAATTCTCACGCCATATCCTTGCTCTAATTACATTAGCATCAGATGCCCTGACAGAACGTGCGCCCTTCTCAAGTAAAAGTTTAATATTCATTGGCTCACGAGAGTTAAGGTTAAAAAGGTCTAATGTATCTTGATAAAATTCCATTGTATATTCTCCTAGTTTAAGTTTGAGTAGTTAATTTGTTTTAGTGGTAAATCTTCACACAAGTCTTTTAGTATGTCTGCCATTTTATGTAGAGCAGGTATCTTGATGTTTATAATATCCTCTTTCAAGGCTTTATGTAAGTACATCTTAATATCTCTTTCATCAAACTTACTAACGAGTTGCTCCATAGCAACAACAAGATTAGTTGCAGACACACCTACAGTACAATGTTCAGTACTCTTGACGTGCTTATTCAAGTCAAAGTTATTTGGTCTCTCTTCCATCTCCTTTTGTTTTCTATCTCTAATCTCTTCTCTTTTTTCCCTAAAGTTACGCTCCCAAGCCTCACTAGCGGCCTCTACAGGGGTCTTCAGCTTCTGTTTAACATCTTCAAGTATATCAACGTAGTCAGGGTTGTTCTGTACCTCTTTGTACCCTGCCTTGGCTTGCTGTACCTCTTTAACCTTCATAGGTTTATCTGACGACACAATATCTTCGACAAGTTCGTAAGGTGTAGATGGTGCCGCTAATTCATATAGAATTGATATAGGTAAACTCTGGTTACCAAAACTTTGGTAACCGAACCTTTTAGCCACTAGCATAATGTTCTGTCGTGTCTGTCTCTTAAGATCAGGAAACTCGTTATCACACCAACTACCAAATACTTGATCTGAAGGGTGCATATCACGACCCTCTAGTAGTGCCTTACCTGCCCCTATGATACCTTCTATGGTCTTGTTGAAGTTGCTACGCACATCATTAGCGACATCATCAAGTGTTCTGACCTTTGCTAGTGTAGTTATATGGTCGTAGTATTCATCATCGTCCATACTTACGTTCCTTTCTAATAGTTAATAATATTATATAAGTTAAAACTTATGTTTATACTTACGTTGTTCATTTATCTATAATGTCTAAAATCATCAAATTGCAAGATCACAAATTGTTACAAGTTTGTCACGAATGTTATTTCTAATCTGTTCTACAGCTTGTCTAGACACCTTTAACACTTTAGAAGCCTCTGTTAAACTGTTGTTGTTATTATATAAAACCATAAATAGTCTCCACTCTTTAGTTGACAACTCTCTCTTCAAAACCTCTATAGAATCTTTTAGCTCGTAAGAACCAAATAAATCTTCAGCAGGTATTTGCTCATCTTGTGTATCTACATATTCGAATACATCCTCATCAGATGCTACTCTTCCACTCCTCCCTTTTGGGTAACTTAATTTTGACATACCTACGTTTACATATTCAAACATAGCAGTCCTTGCGCTGTAGTAGAGTTTAGAGGGTTCTTTAATTCCCTCGGCTCTCATATTTAAACATAACACTACACCTTCAGAAACTATATCATCGTATTCTTGGTGGTTGTAGTACTTACTAGCTAACCTCCTACACATATCTAGTATGTCTTGGTTGTTCATAAGAATAGACCAGTCATGTATAGCATTGCCTTGACTAATACGAAAGCAAATCCTATGAACGAGAACGCTACCATAGTAAAAAATAAAATACTTACATACTTAGCGGCTCTTAGTTCTTCTTGTTTCAACTTATCGGTTCTGTAATATGGTTTATAATTACTCATTGTCTTGTAACTCCATTTCTATTGTTCTAGTTATTAATCCACAAGATAGACACTTCTTGCGTCTTCTTATACTTGGGTATCCTAACTTAAAGTATTCTTCTGTGTGCGTTACTTTAAGTTTATTCTTGAAGCCCTCTTTCAAACAGTCAGGGCAGTAAAATATTGGTCTTAAACTCATCTGTGTGTTCTTTCTATATCTTCTACTATAATATCTCTCTTAAACTCTATAGCTTCCTTTACAGGTTCTTTAGCATATATAATATCATTAAGTCTTATCATTAGGTCACTTGTAAGTATGAAGTCACCATGTAGTTTTATCTTTCCCATTAGAACATTACCTCTCCATCTACTATTAGTGTGTTATGCCAAGCTATAGTCTCAGCTCTTAGTGCATAGAAGCCTGTTTGCTCGGCTATACTCTCCAGTTCTTCTGTATCACTCTTGAGTATGCCTAGCTCCATAAGCTCCATTTCCATCGTGGGGGGTAAGGGCATTATACCTCGTTACCTAACCCAAAGATACGACGACCACCTGCTACAAAACCTAGCACACGATCCACATTAAAGCACTTGTAGCCTTGCTTAGTCTTCAGAGTAATGTATCCTGCCTTACGTAGTGCTTCAGCCGCTATACGACCCCTCTCATTGCCTTTGAGACCCTTAATAACATTCATACGACCAGTGTATGTACGCTCCTCATTGTCTTTAGTTAAGAACTTAACTGTGATAAACTTGTTTTGGTTCTCTGATAATACATTAGTAACCATGTTAAGTGGTAGTGCCATTATATGCTTCCTTCTGCTTGTCTATTAATTTCCACTGAGGGGGTATTCTCCTCTTGTTCTACTACATAATTCCATTCTGCTTCCATGTCAATACTATATGGTGGTAGCATTGTTAGCGCATG